TACGAACCTATCCTGTATGGCTGGAAACAGGGCTCGGACCATTTCTGGTGCGGTGACCGCGACCAGTCGGACATCTGGAACTACAACAAGCCCCGGGTCAACGACTTGCACCCGACCATGAAGCCGGTCGAGCTGGTCGAGCGGGCCATCAAAAACTCATCGAAGAGCCGGGACATCGTGCTGGACTTGTTCGGTGGCTCCGGCACCACTTTGATCGCCAGCGAAAAGACCGGGCGTCAGGCCCGTCTCATTGAACTCGATCCCAAGTTCGTGGATGTGATCATCAAGCGCTGGGAGGACTACACCGGGCAGCAGGCGGTGCGCGAGGACGATGGAATTAAATTTGGTGAGTTATCGCAGACTGATCAGCCAAGCCGTGCGCAATAGCGAGCGTAGTTCGACCCAGAGGGATCGATGAAGAGGTAAGGGCGACCGGGTGCATGCACTTCGATGCACAGCCTGCCATCGCCGTAATAGCCGCCCTTGCCATTGAGCCAATCACGAGACTGGAGCAGGTTCCGCGCAAAGTGGTCGAACTCTGCAGGCTCCATCTCGCGGGTCTCGGTGATGTAAACGGTGCAGTCTTCGCTGCCAGCGATCTCGCTCATGGTGGCGGGCTTGCGGCCAAAGGGCAGGCGGATGCCGAGCTCTTCGACTTGCATGTCCTTGCCATCGAAGTGGATGGTCAAGGATTTACGTTCAATCGTGATGGTCATGGTTTTCATGTGGGCCTCAGGCAGCTTGGTTGGTGATTCGGTAGATCCGGTCTGCACCGGGTAGCTTTTCGGAAGTGATCTCCAGGCCCAGCTTCTTCTTGAGGGCTCCAGCCATGGCACCTCGCACCGTGTGGACCTGCCAGCCTGTTGCCTCAGTCATCTGGGGCAGCGTGGCACCTTCTGCGCGCGTGAGCAGCTCAATCAGTACGGCTTGCTTGGTGCCTTCGCGTTTGGCGCGCGGCGACTGGGCCGTGATGCCAATCGCCTGCAGCCCTGTGGCTGTAGCCACGTACACCTCAGGATCTGCGGCGCTTGGCTCGATGAGCTCGGCGTTGTACATCGAGGTGAGCACCTTGATGCGAGCCCCGCCCTTGAGGGTGTCGGGGAAGTTCGTCAGTTTCTTTTGAGGATGCTGCGCAGCCGCTTCGAGCAGCGCGCGTTGGGTGTCCGTGAGTTTCATTGTTTGTCTTTCAATGTTGTTGATGTGTTTTTTCCTGCTTCGGTCCCTGCGGCGTAAGCAGCCTCCAGCGCGCTCTTGATGCACCAGACCGCGACGTCGTGGAAGTCCGAGCGATCGCTGTTTTGTGTCTCCAGCGTTTCGATGAACAAGTGCTCTTTGGCGATTTGCTCGAGCAGCTTGTTCAGGTCCTTGTTTTGTTTCATTGGCTTGGTTCCTTTCGTTAATCCAATGTGATGGATTGACGCTCTGAATCAAGGTGAAGCCAAGTCAATTTTTGAAGCTGTCGCTTATTCCTTGAAAGATGATTGAGATGCCGCGAAGTGCGCCCACTCCATGCCGATACCCAGGTTGCGCACAGGTGCTCAACGTGCCTGGGTACTGCGCCAATCACCAGTCGAAGGTGCACCGTGAGTACGGTCGTGCGCGCACAGGGTTTGATACGGAGTTGGGCTTTTATCAATCGGCCAGGTGGCGCAACACCCGTGCAGCGGTGTTACGGGATAACCCGCTTTGCTGCAGGTGCCAGGCCAAGGGGCTGTTGCAACCGGCCAAGGTCGTTGACCACATCGTTCCAGTCAAAGAAGGCGGTGAGCGCTTTGAGCGAGCGAACCTGCAGAGCCTGTGCGTGCCCTGTCACAACGCCAAGACCGCCTCAGAGACGGCATCCATGCGCAACCAGGCCCCGTCCTGAGGGGGTAGGGGGGATGAATCTCTAAAGACTGCCCTCGAAGATGCGTTGGCCTGCGCAAATTTTTGTGCGTGCAAATTGAACAAGGGGGGGTATCCCCCAAAGCCTGCAGAAAAGGCCGTGCATCAGACGAACATCAAACCAAGCGGGTGATTTATGGGTGGACGCAAGCCGCTACCGACTCAAGTCAAACAGATCAAAGGGACCTTGCAGCCATGCCGGACCAACTACCACGAGCCTGTCCCAGAGGGCTTGCTGGTCGAGCCTCCGGACTACATGCCTGAGGGTGCCAAAGCCGCCTGGCGCTATGCGCTCGAATGTGCCCCGCCCACGCTGATCCGCAAGCTCGACATGTCCGTGCTGGAGATCTGGGCTTGTGCAGCAGATCTCTACCGGCAGGCCCAGGCAGGCATCGGCAAGACGGGGCTTCTGGTGAAGGCGCCCCACAGCGGCGTGCCCATGCAGTCGCCTTACCTGGCCATTGCCAACAAGCAGGCCCAGATCATGACCAAAGCTGCGATCGAGATGGGATTCACCCCGGCATCTCGCTCGCGCATCTCCATTCCAAACGAACGCCCAGGCGAGGAGCTCGATCTCTGGGAGGACATCGTGGGTTGACCCAAAGGGATACAGGATGAGCACATACGCCGCAAGCGCCAAACAATATGCTGAGCGCGTTGTCTCCCATGAGATCCTGACCTGCGAGTGGGTCCAGAAAGCCTGCAAACGCCAGCTCGATGACCTGATCCGCTTCAAACGCAAGAGCAGTCTCTACCAGTTCAACCCGGAACTGCTTGATCGCTATGGCAGGCCCTACCGGCCAGCGGACAACCTGTGCGCCTTCATTGAGCGACTGCCCCACGTCAAAGGCCCATTGGCGAGCAAGATGATCGTTCTGGAGCCCTGGCAGGTGTTTATCTTGTCCACGGTCTTCGGGTGGGTCAAATCAGACGGCAAGCGCCGCTTCAGACGTTCTTACATTGAGGTGCCTCGGGGCAACGCAAAGTCCACCCTGTCCTCGGCAGTAGGCCTGTACATGCTGGCAGCCGACCGCGAGGGCGGCGCTGAGGTGTATTCGCTGGCCACCACCCGCGATCAGGCCCGCATCGTCTTTGGCGATGCTCAGACCATGGCGCGCCTGAGCCCGGGTTTCAGGAACCGTTTTGCTGTGAACGTCGGAGCGCACAACATGCATGTGCTTCAGACCAGCTCCAAGTTCGAGGCGCTCTCGGCAGAAGGCTCCACGCTCGACGGCTTGAACATCCACTTCGGTTGCATCGACGAGTTGCACGCCCACAAAACCCGAACGGTCTATGACGTGGTGGAGACCGGTACCGGCAAGCGGGACAACTCACTGCTGTGGGTGATCACCACGGCGGGCAGCAACCGATCGGGCATCTGCTACGAGGTCCGAAGCTTTGTCACAAAGTTGCTCAACAGGGTGTTCGAAGACGACTCCCAGTTCGGGATCATCTATGGGCTCGATGAAGGTGATGACTGGGCCGCCAAGAACTCGCTCATCAAAGCCAACCCCAATTGGGGCATCTCGGTGCGAGAGGAGATCCTGGTTCCCCTGCAGGCCAAGGCCATGCAGTTGCCCAGCGCGGTCAACAACTTCAAGACCAAGCACCTCAACGAATGGGTGAGAGCAGACACGGCCTGGATGGACATGCGGTCCTGGGATGCCAGTGCCAACCCTGATCTGGAACTCGATCAGTTCCTGGGCCAGCCCTGCTGGCTCGGTCTGGATCTGGCCAGCAAGACGGACATTGCGGCGCTCGTTATGGTGTTTGAGCATCCTGACACACCAGACGCATATGCGGTGTTTGGCAAGTACTACCTGCCTGAGGACACGGTCCAGGCGGCGGGCAACAGCCAATACGAGGGCTGGGCCCATACAGGACGGCTCTCGGTGACGCCGGGCAACGTGATCGATTTCAGCTGGATCGAAGCCGATTTGCTGGACATCTCGTCTCGGTTTTCTGTGCAAGCCGTGGCCTTTGACCCGTTCCAGGCAACGCAGCTGTCCACGCGTATGTTGTCCGAGGGCCTTCCCATGATCGAAGTGCGCCCCACGGTGCTGAACTTCAGCGAGCCGATGAAGACGCTTGAGGCCCTGGTCCTGCAAAAGAAGCTCGTTCATGACGGGGACCCGGTGCTGGCCTGGATGGCCAGCAACGTGGTCGCCCACACGGACGTCAAAGACAACATCTATCCAAGGAAGGAAAGACCAGAAAACAAGATAGACGGCATCGTGGCACTGATCATGGCCCTGTCTCGGGCGATCAAACCGGGTGAATCGGTGGTGCTGGGATCCGACTACGAGTTGATGGTGCTCTGAAGTCATGGGTCTTCTCAATTTCTTTGACCGCTTCAGAGCCTCCACGAGTGATCGCTCACCCTGGGGGGACTTCTATTTCGAGCCGGTCTCGGCTCGAAGCATCTCTGGCATGCGTGTCTCGGCCGATTCGGCCATGCGCCTGGCTGCGGTCTACGCCTGCGTGCGCATCCTCTCGGAGACCATGGCGTCGCTGCCTCTCGTGGTCTATCGGCCCCGCAAGGACGGCGGCAAGGACCGGGTGACGGACCACTGGCTCTACCAGTTGCTGGGCAAACGGCCCAACCGGTACCAGAACCCATTCGAGTGGCGCGAAATGCTGCAGGGGCATCTGGCTCTGAGGGGTAACGCCTTCTGTCAGATCCTGGCCAACAGCCGGGGGGAGATCACCGAGCTGATCCCGATTCACCCTGACCGGGTGCGTATGGAGTTGCTCTCCTCGGGCGACTACCGCTACCGCATCCGGGATCAGGCAGGCTCCGAGATCGTCCTGCCCCGTGGGGAGGTCTGGCATCTGAGGGGCCTGTCTTCGGATGGGCTGATTGGCCTGAGCCCGATTGAGCTCTCGCGAGAAAGCCTGGGCATGGCCCTGGCTGCGCAGGACTACGGCGCTCGGTTCTTCTCCAACGATGCCAAACCCACGGGGGGCTGGATCGAGTTCCCGGGCACCTTCAAGGACCCGGAGGCCAAGCGGGTGTTTCGAGAGTCCTACCAGGCGGCGCAGTCGGGTTCGAACAGGGGCAAGGTCCTGGTGCTTGAGAACGGCATGAAGTTTCACGAGGTGGGCGTCACGAACAAGGACGCCCAGTTCTTGGAGCTGCGCAAGTTCCAGATCACGGACATTGCCCGATTGTTCAGAGTGCCGCCACACATGATTGCGGACCTGGACCGGGCAACGTTTTCCAACATCGAGCAGCAAAGCCTGGAATTCGTCATGCACACCATGACGCCCTGGGCGGAGCGCTGGGAGGCTTCCATTGAAGCTGATCTGCTTCCCGATGGTGACGCTCTTGAGATCGAGTTTGACTTTGCCAATCTCATGCGAGGGGATGCGGCCAGCCGCTCTGCTTACTACCAAAGCGGCATCCAGAACGGCTGGCTCACCCGCAACGAGGCCCGCATCTCAGAAAACCTCAACCCGATCGCAGGTCTCGATCAACCGCTGCGGCCGCTGAACATGGTCGAAGAGGGTGACGCAGAGGACGCCGAGGACGCGAAAATCGAATCTCAGGATTCCATCACCGACGCCAGTGCTGAGTCGGACCCGCAGTTGAGCTTGCGCCTGCGAAAGCTTGTCGAGTCCAACGCCCAGCGACTGGCCCGTCGCATCTGCAAAAAAGGGGCTATGGGTACCAACGAAATCAACCTGATCGCCCAGACCTTCAGTCTGCCTCCATCGGTAGTAGAGGACTGGGCGCAGGGCGCTCCATCACTCGAGAATGAACCGGCGCTGTCCCGGTCCCTCATCCATTTGGGAATACACACATGAACAGGCAACTTTTGCTTTCCGAATTTCTGACCACCCCGTGGGCCCTGATGCCCGAGCGCCTGCAGGCCATGGCCGGGGTCTTGACCCGCTGGTCAGCTGGCGAGCCTCCAACTGATGAGGCCATGTTCCAGATCCAGTCGGACCGGGTGCTGCGCGATACCCGCAAACAGATGGCTGCTGCAAATGCGGGCTCTGGCATTGCCGTGCTGCCCCTGTATGGCGTGGTCACGCAGCGGGGCAACATGATTGATGACATCTCTGGCCCTGGCAGCACCAGCACCCAGCAATTCACCTCGGCCTTGCGCCAGGTCCTGGCCGACGACACGGTGGGCCAGATCCTGATCGACATCGACAGCCCCGGCGGCAGCGTGTATGGCGTTGCCGAACTCGCCTCGGAGATCGTCAAGGCCCGAGCCCAAAAACCCGTGGTGGCTGTGGCCAACAGCCTGGCTGCCTCGGCGGCTTACTGGATCGGCTGCTCTGCCAGTGAGTTCTACGTTACCCCTGGTGGTGAGGTGGGCTCCATTGGCGTGTGGCAGGCGCACTTTGACTATTCGAAAGCGCTGGAAGAGGAGGGCGTCAAAACCACCCTGGTCTCAGCTGGCAAGTTCAAGGTCGAGGGCAACCCCTATGTGCCACTGGACCCTGAGGCCCAGGCCTTCATGCAGTCTCGTGTGGACGACTACTACAACGCCTTCATACAGGCTGTAGCTGTTGGCCGGGGCGTGTCGGTCGACGATGTCCGAAACGGCATGGGCGAAGGTCGGGTGCTCGGAGCTGATGCTGCCCAAGCGCAGCGCATGGTCGATGGCATTGCATCCTTTGACGATGTTCTGGCCCGCATGCAGACCAAGGTCACAGGCAACGCCGTTCGCAGCCAGCCTCAGAAAAGTCAATCTCGCCTGAAACAAGCCCGGGACGCTCTCGCACTGGTTTGATGCTGGCCTGATTTCAACCCTTTCCCTTTCAGTCCTCCGTTGAGGGCTGCGCCCCCCTGCGACCCGTTGGTCGTGATCCCTGTCGCCGCCTTGAGTCTTTTCGACCAGGCGGCTTTTTCATTTCTGGAGATAAACCAATGAGCAAGCAATTGCGTGAGCTTCAAGCTCGCAAAGCCACCCTGGTCAAGGACGCACGCGCCCTGACCGATATCGCTGCCGCTGAGCAGCGCGACATGAATGACGAAGAGGTCGCAGCCTTCGAAGCCCTCAAGGCCAAGATCGAAGCAACTTCAGCCGCCATTGACCGTGAAGCTGCCCTGATTGCCGAAGAGGCGCAGATGAACCACCCCTCTCAACTGACCACGGCTTCCGTGATCACAGTGGTGGACAACGCCGCCTCTGACCCCAAACATGGCTTCAAGAGTGTGGGCGACTTCCTCAAGACCGTGCGCCAGGCGCAAAACCCCGGCGCCTCCATCGATGAGCGTCTGCTGATCGGCTCGGGCCGAAACGCTGTGGCTCCTGCCACCTTCGGCAATGAAGGATCGGCCCAGGACGGCGGCTTTCTGGTGCCGCCTCAGTTCGCCCAGGAAATCTTCCAGTTGTCTTTGGGCGAGGACTCCCTGCTGCCCATGACCGACAACGTGGAGATCACGGGCAACACCATGGCCTTCCCCAAGGATGAGACCACGCCCTGGGGCACCAACGGCATCCGTGCCTACTGGCAAGGTGAAGCGGCTTCGGCCATCGGTACC